GATCCCTTGGAAGATGGGCTTGAAATCCTGGAACGCTGGGACACGGACAAAGTTGGCGTGGCGCTTTGTTACAAGGATCACAACATTCTGATTCGCAACGAACCGAATCCCTATGGCAAGATTCCTTTCTACTCTGCCAACTGGCGCAACCTGCCCGATGCTTTTTACGGGCAAGGTTTGGGGCAGCTCATCGGAACGGAACAGATGGTCGAACAGGGAACCTGTGCCCTGGCCTTGGGTTTGCTCGCTTACGGATTGCAGCCGACAGTGGTGCGCAAGACTGGATTCAATGCTATCAGCCAGCCGACCCGCTGGGAGCAAGGCGGGATCATCAACGTAGAGGACGATGTAGAGAAGGCTTTCAAGGTTCTGGAGATGGCCGGAATTCCTCCCGAGGCATGGCAGTTCATCACTTATTCCAAGAGCACTGCCGAGGAAACCTCTGGGGCGAATCAGCAGACGACTTTAGGTGCAGGCGCACCGGGAATCAAGACAACTGGGATGCGTTCGGGAACGGGAGCGGCCCTGGTGGGCCAAGCCAGTGCCTCACGGCTCGATGGCCCTGTGGAACGCTTCATCCGGCAAATCCTGAAGCCCTGGATTTACCAGATGGATGAATTGAATAGCGAAAAACTTCCAACCTCGATCCTGAACGAAGTGCTTGGAGAAATTGCCCCAGACCTGAAGGTTGACCATATCGACTTCCGCAACGCCGAGATTGAGTACGAGGTTTTGGCGGGAGCGCACCTTGGCCCGAAGAAAGAGATGGCGCAATTCCTTCCGTTCCTTCTGAACCTGGTGAATAACCCGACGGTAGTCGAAATGCTGGCCGAGGCCGGTTGGCAATTCGATATGCAAGCCATCTTCAAAGCTATGGCCGATCTGTCCGGCTGGAAGTATTCTCAGCCGTTCCTTGCCAAGATGACGCCTGAACAACAGCGCCGTAGGCTGGCGAATTCTCCGGCTGGCGTAGCGCAGGCCAAGGGACAATCCGCCCTAGCAGCTCAGGCGCAGAAGTTCCAACTTGAGGAGCGCAACCTCGAATCCGAACAACTGATGAAAGGCTCAAACGATGTGGTGCGCGAGATGGTGAGGCATGAACTTGAACCGGAGGAATTGGAGCCGACAACCGCATGAGCCTGCTTGATAAGCCGCTTGGCCAAAGCCTGACGCAGCAAGACAGAATGTATCTTGCGAGCATGGCGCACCATGACGGTTTTCCAGTGCTTCAGAAGCTCTTTGACGAAATCTGCCGCGCGGCACACGTGGAAACGGCAAAGGTTGATCCGAAATCATTCAAGAGCCGGGCAGAATACATGGAAGTTCTCGCCGCAACACAAACTGAGGAACGCTGCATCAATCTGTTCTGCGAAGCAGTGAGAAAGAATTTCAACTGGAATTCCGAGCTAGCAATTCAGGAAGTAGAAAAGGAAGCAAATAAAGAGGAGAAGCGCAGAAGCGCGAACTAAAAATGACAGAGACAATTCAGCAAGAACCAGCGAAGAAAATCATCGTTGAATTCAAGCATACCGACGAACAAGGGAACCCGTTAATCGACCCGCGCACCGGGCAGCAGGGATTCACGAACCTGACTGCCGACACGCCGGAGGAAATGATCGAGAAGCAGAAGGAAGCCTACCAAAATGTGCTGCGCGCGCTCCATCGCTCGCGTAACCATAAGCCGGTTCCACGGGAGCCGGAACCTGTGCGCAAGGAACTGTCTGTTGAGGAAGAACGACTTGCCGTAGCTGATTTGCAAGACCCGACGAAAGCGCGCGCCGCAGTCAGGAAATTAACGGGCGTCGATGATCTCGAGGCCAGGAATGCAAAGCTCGAAGAGGCGCGCAACGAGGCGCTTAAAAATGCAGCAGCCTATAGATTCATGTCGAACCACCTCGCAGATTACTATCCTTGCAAGGCGAATTCAGATTTGATTTCAGAATTCATCATCAGGGAAGAATTGGACCCAAGAATTGCGGACAATTACGAAGTGGCATTCAATGCCGTAGAGTCGAGACTTGCCCAGAGGCCCGCACCGCCAATCGCGCAACCAACACCGGAGCCAGAACCGGCCCCTGAACCGCGAAAGCAGGCAGCAGGGGGAATCCAGCCGGGCGAGCTCTCAGGCACACGGCCAATTCAGCGCAAGAAAGAATACATCACGAAGGCGGAAATCGCCGAGATGAAAAAGACGCCAGAGGGCCGCGCTGAATTTGCCCGGAGATTGAGAACCGATCCGAAGTTCGGGCCAGCCGTCGATGCTCTCTTTGCGAAAATTTAAAGGAGATTAAGACATGGCAGGGCCAATCCCCTCGGGGACCAACGTAGGAAACGTACTGACGGCTCAGACGATTCACTTCGACAATGAGCTGATACCCAATTTGAAGGGAGAAACTCATGCATTTAGCCAATTTGCCGAGAAACGCACACAAGGCGGAAGAACGGGAATCAATCGAACTTTCTTCCAGTACCAAGAACTCGGTGCATCAACAGCACCGGCAACCGATGGTGCAGTAGGCTCACCGGAATATGTCGGTCAGCTCTCGCTTCCTGCGCAAATCGGCGAGTGGAACAACTTCGGGAATTTCTCGGCCTTCGTAGTCCATGGCGCTATCGATGATCTGGTCGGCAACTCGGCCATCGAAGCGAGCTACCAGGCAGGGCAAACGATTAGCGAACTGAACTCGGAAACAATCGATGCTCTTTCAACCGTAGATTCAAACGTCAACCAATCCTCGCTTCTCTCAACTCCCTACACCATGAACCTCGCCATCATCCGCGAGATGAAACAGCAGCTCGTTTCGATTGGTGTATTGCCCAAGCGGGCAGGAGAGTTTGTCGGGGCGATTTCTCCGAACGTGCTCGGCGACCTGTGGAACGGCACGACAGTCAACAACTCCGTGATCGACTTCTGGAAATTCACCAAGGAAGGCCAGGACATGTACGAGAAGATGGCCGGCCAAGTTGACCAGAAGATGGAGATCCGCTTGCCCGGAACGGGAATCTGTTTCTATCAGACTCCCTTCGTGCTCAAGACTGCGAATTTCCAGTCCACCGGATTGAACGCCTACCGCAACTATATCGGAGGAGCGTACTCGCTGATCCAAGTGTGGATGGACGTTCCTGGAGACACTGACTTGGACGATGGCGATTGGAGAACAATCGATTGCAAGGTTGTGACCAATGCTCCTTCGTCAGTTGTTGATCCGACCGCGACTATCGGCGCGTGGTGGGCCTATCGGTTCCATCAAACCGTAACAGGACCACCGAGCTATGGCACGCTCAACAGCCAGAGGTGCCGTTATGCGGATTCGATCCCCGCAGTGCAATGATGGAACAGCCCACTACGGAAAACCTTTGTCGGGCTACAGTTAAGCCAGGGCAGAGGATAGTGGATGACCCTATTCGCAGCAACATGACTGTTGCGAAAGCGCAGAGGAGTGCCAAGGCCATTCTGAAATACGGCACTCCTCGGTGGCTTTCCCATCCCCGCGATTTCAAGCAGTGGGCGCTCGAATGCTACTTGAAGGACAAAGAGCAGTCCGATGCTCAGGTTGCTGATTACCGCATGGAAGAACAGGAAACGCTGACGGATTACAAAGCGCGAATGATTCACCAGATGGGCACGCGCGAATTCATAAAGAAGCTGCGGGACAATGGCGTTCACTGCTTCACCTATCAGGCTCCGCAGAATGCGGGTACGCCAAGAGAAATGCTGAACACCGTGGGGCTGTGGTGCGAGATCCCATCCCAACGAGCAATCGGCCATGAGTATCAAGGCCACAAGCATCAATACATCTGCTATCTGGATATTCCAACGATGTACGAATGGAGTGTGCTTCGCACGGACGCTCACGGGTTGCCGATTGGCGAAGCCTATCGCGGATGGCGGACGGTTCTATCGCAATTGATTCAACGGAAGGTGCTTACCGAAAGCAAGGCGCATGAGATATTCGGCTCGCCATCGGGAGCCACGTCACGAATTTACAGAAGGACGCTTTACAATCTTCGGAATGGGAGAATCAAGCCAAATGACAGAGCTATCGAAGCCTGATAACGAATTGCTGGACCTCATGCGCAAGCGCGAGGAGCGCGAATCAAAAGAAGCTGCGCGCCTTGAGACTGAACGCGCTGATGCAAAAGAAGCGCACGAACGCAGAGTCATTACCCGCATGGAAGGAGATAAGTTTTACTGGACGCAATTGCACGCCCGGCAAGCGCGGTGCGATCACCGCAAAGGAACATCCGGGCCAGGGCCGAAGGCCAAGCACATCGACTACATGGTGAGCCGCCACACTTTTGTCAACAGCGTGACGGTCATTAAGTGCCTTAAGTGCAGGCACAGATCATTTCCAGGAGACACGAAAGCATTGTGCCACGGCTCGATGGATGCCTATATCGCAAACATGAAAGCGAAGCATGGCCCGCAGCTTCCGAACCCGACGAAACTCAGCTACAACGATTTCTACAACATGACGCTCGAAGAAAATACGACCAACAAGGAAACGAGGGCGGAGATCATCACCCAAGGACCGCAGCCAGTGACTCAGTAAAATGGCATCGACACAATCCACGATTTCCCTACAGATGATCGCTGACATACTCAGCGGCATCGTTGACATTGCTCCGATCCTGAGTGTCGGCGGATATTCGAACACCACGATGCTGGCGATTGCCAATGACGTGATGAACGAATTCTGCGCCGTGCCATTCCCGTGGAAGTGGAACGAGATTACCTTACCGCAGTTCTACACGAACAGCTACCAGCAGGACTACGCGCTTCTTAATCTAACGAATCTTGCATCGCTCCAGCGCGGCATCGTCATCGACATCAATAATTCATCGGTTCCTAAACGGTGGGGCTATGTCGAGGTTGTCAGGGAACAGACTGAGGCGCTGACTTCCTGGTATGGGCCGTGCCCGTTTTATTCCTCTCCGGTGTTTCAAGCGAATTGGATGCTGAACTCGCAACTCTACTACGGAACTTGGGGCGCGGCGAACACAGGGACGAATACCATAGGGAATAATCCCATATCCGGGAGCCGTTATACTCAGCCGCTCGGCGCGCAATCGCAGCCATCAAATCCCATAACGCAGATCATCGATGCGAATGGGAATCTGCTTTTGCTCACAGGCTACGGCACAGAAGGAACAACAGCCCCCATCGCACCGGCAAACTCTACTCCTGGAACCACAGCAACTCCGGGCACTGGAGCGACAACCGCATGGACTGTTCTCGATCCAAATGGCCAGGGTATCCGCATAAATCCCGTGCCATCGCAGACCGGGAATGTTTGGCAGTTCAATCTCGTGGGACAAGCAAAGCCAGTAAGATTCACAAGCCTATCGCAATTCCTGACTCCGCTTCCCGATAGTTACGAACCTTCTTTTCGTCAGGGATGCACAGCGCAAGCCTATCGTTATTCTGCCATCGCCAAGGTGCGGGAGAAATTCGAGGTGGAATGGCCGCTATGGCAGAAATCTTTGTACCTTTCGCGCGAGAAATCGGACAAGGAACGTGACGCCAACCGATTTGTACCTGGTACGAGTGTGCTTGGCGTAGGTGGGGCACGCGGCGGATTTATTGGGCCACTTTACCCGTTCGCGGGGCCACCTCGCTGGTAGCCCACGCTTTGCCTTTTATGATGAATTGGATTAGAGAACGAGTGACGCCATACTTTTTCGCAAGCCAACGAGAGGAGCCGACTTGAAGTTTTCGTTTCTTCAGTCCTTTCGGACTTCCAGTGGGGCGCTCTATATGAGCGGCACGAATTTCTTGCACCTGTTGTTCTGTAAGTTTTGCATGTGGGTGTCTTTCACCCGCAAGACTCCTTCCCTTTTTCATCATGTCATCAATGTTATCTCTCGCTGTTCCAAGGAACAGATGCTTCGGATTTACACACCATGGATTATCACATGCATGGAGAACGTGGAGATTTGCAGGTATCGGACCAATGAAAAGAATATAGGCTATCCGATGCGCCGATCGTTCTCGTTTCTTGCCAACGTAAAGATGGCATCTGCCATAACCATCTTTATCGCGTATGCCACGCCATTCCCAACAAGAGATACCAGCATAATCTCCCCAGTCGCCAATAGAAATGTGAGCCGTGAATCGTTCAAGTGGTGTCTTCATAAGGCCAATATTATAAGGCCAATCTGGGAGTTTGTCTAGTGGCAAGCACCATTCAGCTTCAGGGAACAGCAAATTGGTCGCAGTCCTTTGTTGATTTTGAATCCCTGAATATCGGCGCTGGAAATGAACCTGCAATCACGAATGCGAATACAATCCTGCAAACTATCCTTGGGCCTCCTTTCAAATGGAATTGGAATCGTTCGACGGTTTCAATCACTACGGTTGTCGGCCAGCAGGATTATATCACTCCCGCAGCAACATTCGGATTTCTCGAAGGTGCCAGTCTTACTTTGGGATCAACCACGATTGCTATAAAAGAAATAAAACAGGAATTGACGATTGGCACTGAACAGGGCAGACCGCAATCCATCGCCCCGCAGATAGATGACAATACCGGGAATATCACCTTTAGATTTCTGCCAGTGCCGGATCAAGTTTATACGGTGGTTCCACACTTCCAAAAAAAGATCGCAGGTCTTTTGACTGTTCTGACGCAGACATGGGCGCCAATTCCCGACCAGTTTTCCTACTTATACAATTATGGATTCCTCGCTCTGACTATGGCCTACGCGGATGACGCACGCTTCCCTTTGTTCAATCAGAAATTCATCGCTCATCTTCTCGGAGCGCAGCAGGGTCTGAGCGAGACGGAAAAGACAATGTTCCTCGATAGCTGGAACCTCATCACGCGGCAGGAAGCACTCAACAGCATCAAGGCCCAACAGGGGCGTGCTGCCTTGGGAACCTGATGCCATCACCAAGCCTACTTCAGATCGTCGGTAGTCATGGTGACAAGCAGCCGAAATATGCGCCTATTTTCACCGATAGATTTTTCGTAGGGCTTTGGACGAATCGGAATCCGCTGCGTTCTCCTCTTTCGACGTTCTACGCGGATGGTTGGCACCTTGGCGGCACGGATGCTCTAATCGGCGGAGTAAACGTAGAACTCTCTCCGCGATTGACTCTGTGCCGCCGGCCGGGAAACCTTGCTTATTCTACAGCCACAATAGCCACGCCCCCTCTGACGTTCTATCCGTTTCGTCTCTTTGGTTCAAATGCACCGGCCATCGACGTTATCGTTGACACGGCAGCGACCATCTATAATTTAACGCCTACCGCAGCGACTTCCATTTTCACCAAGGCAGCCACGGCAGGACAGGCTAATTTTCTCGGTGTTGGTCAGACGCTCTATTTCGGAGACGGTGCGGAGCAGATGGCATGGCAAAACGGCGTGATCCGCAACTGGGGAATATCCATTGGCCCATTCACCAATGCGATAGGGCCGACGATAGCGGGAACTGGCACTGGGGCATCGTGGACGAATCCGAATAACGTAACCTCGGCGGTGGCGTTTGCTACCGTTGCGCTCAGTACTCCGGGAACTCTTGGGAACAGCAATTCGATCGTTTCCGGGACGCTGAGTGCGACAAATTTCGGATTTTCTCTCGCGCTGACAGAAATAATCACTGGCATACAGATCACCTTCAATGCCAAAGTTAGCGCGCTCGTTGGTAATTCTGAATTTCTTACGGTGCAGCTCCTAAAGAATGGTGTGCCTGTAGGCATTCCGATGCAGTCTCCGCAACTGACCTTAACGTCCACGGGCTACACGATTGGAGGGACCAGCACTCTTTGGGGAAGTTCCTTTTCTCCAAACGACATCAATTCCTCGACTTGGGGCGTGCAGTTTAATGCCGTCTTGCAGGGTAGTCCGCTCGGAGGAGTAGTCAGCGCCACATTCAGCGTGGATAACGTAAAGGCTACGATCTTCGGCACTGGCGGGCCGACCGTTTCGCTTGTTGCCGGAACCCTGACGGCGACAACCGGGTACAAATATGTAGTGGCCTATGGCAATGCTTCGAGCGGAGACGTATCGAACGCCACGCCGCCATCCTCGCTTATCAAGCCTACCGCTCAGGGCGTGCAGATCGCGCTGGTTGCCTCTACTGATCCACAAGTGAATCAGATTTGGGTGTTCCGCACAGCGGACGGAGGGGCGACGTTTCTTAATCTTCCCACGTCGCCCTACCCAAATACTACTGGCAACGTCACCGACAATGCTCCCGATACGCAGCTGAATATCTTGCAGCAAGCTGCGGTCAATTTGCAGAACAGCCCGCCGCCCGCCGGGGCGGTTGATCCGGTTCTCTATCTCGGCATCGTCTGGGTGCATGTCGGCAATGCGGTTTACTTTTCGACCAGCCCATCTGCGGTAGTTGGTTCTCAGTATGAATGTTTCTCTCCGGCAAACGTCTTTACTTTCCCGGAGACGGTGATTCGCAAGGTTCCCATCAATGCGGGTCTGCTGATTTTCACGACCTCGAATATCTACATCATCGTCGGGCAGAATACATCTTCAAGTATTCTGTTCCCGGCCCCGTTCCTGTCTGGTTATGGAATCCTTTCCTGGAACTCTGTTTGGCTCGACGGCAGCATCATCTATTTTTTCACTTCGGACAAACGCTTGATCCGCCTCGATCCGTCCTCTGGCGTAGAGGACATGGGATTTCCTATCGGTGACCAACTCCTGACCTTCAGTTCAACAAGCGCCTACGTTACCTATCTTAGTTCGACATCGAATGATGCGGCGCTGTATGTCGGTGACGGTTCAACGGGTTGGTTTCGCTGCAACCCGAACCAAGCACCGGACGGACAAATTACCGGGCCGGTCTGGAGTCCAAAGGCAAACATCGTAGGGGGATGCGGTGCGCTCGTTGCGATTGAAACCGTTCCAGGTGTTCACCAACTGATGATGGGCGGAACGGGGAACATACAGCCGGTACTTGTGCGCGATTCCAGCTATTCGACATTCAGCGATAACGGGACGGCATATCCCTCAAACTTCATCATCGGAAGCGTCGTGCTTGCGCAGCCAGGGCAAGCAGCCATCATGCGCTTTATGTCTGCATGGTATAAGCGCGTGGGAACCTCCCCGATTCTGAGCGTCCTTCTTAATGAAATCAGCGGAACATTCGAGAATCTATCGGCGTATGTGGTGAACGATCCGCCATACCTACCAGCCTCTACGAGCATGTTCAATAATCGGCATTATTTCAAGCAGTCCGTAGGAGGGAATCCTCCGCTCCCGGCTATTTGCCAGCACCTTCAGATTCAAGTTGATTTTGGAAGCACAGATACGGTGCAGAACGAATTGCTTTCCATGAGTATTAACGGAGCGCATTATGCCGAGCGTTGAACAGAGCCTAGGAACTAAAGAAGTGATGAAGCGGATTGAACCAATCGAGCAGCGGGTCACACCGCACCAGAATCCTGCGCCGCAGCCTACATTCCCAACATACCCGCGATTCCTGGTAACTTCGCTGCCGCTCTCGGTGATTTATCAGCCCGATGCGTTGAGGCAGTTCTATCGCGGAGGGGTGCCGCAGTCGCGCATTATTCCGGTGCAAACTCAAAGATGATTCGATTCACAGCGACGCTTGTTGATGATTTGCCGGAGATTCAGCGGTGGATTGATGCGGATGCAGACCACGCAGGAAAAATGGAGGCTCCATGGTGGCGCGGAGGGGATGTTCTGAACTGCTGCGCGGAGGACGAACACGGCCCAGTAATGTACTTGAGAATCGACAAGGAAAAGGATAAAGTGCGGATGCACATCCAATTCGCGCCCACCAATGAAGTATCGAAACTTCGGGTAGCAGGCGCTTTTATCGAAGGTCTCCCGAGAATGATTCTCTCAATGAAGAAACTTGGCTTTTCGGCAATTGTGTACGAGAGCACTTCACAATCTTTAATTCGGTTCATGTGGAGAATGCATTTCGTGCCGCTTGGGGAGAATCAATATCTGCGGCCCTTCACAATCTGAAAAGAATTTACAGAAGTCCGAAGCTGATTTTAACCAGACACTTCAGCAGGATTACGCTCAAACCTTTGCTGCCAATCAGGAAATCTTAAAAGCCCTGAATGCTTCCTTAGCTCCCATTTTAGCCGCTGGACCAAATCAGCAAGGTTATAGCCCCGCAGAACTGGCTGCACTCAATACCCAGGCCATCGAATCAAACGCTACAGGTGTAAATCAAGCTGAGAAAGCAGCGGCACAACGCGAGGATGCCGCCGGAGGCGGAACGTCGCTGCTACCTTCTGGAGTCAACGCGCAGATCAATGCCGAGATTGGCACGGCTGGCGAGGAGAATCTTTCGCGAGAACAGCTTGGAATTACGCAAGCAAATTACGCGCAGGGCCGAGCGAACTGGCAGACGGCGCTCTCCGGTGAACTAGCTACGGCTTCGGGATTCAATCCACTTGGTTATGCTAGCGCGACTACAAGCGCAAATACCAGTGCCTTCAACGAGGCAAACGCCATCAATCAGCAAAGCAATCAGATGTGGTCTGACGTGCTCGGTGGAGTAGTGGGAATCGCTGGATCTTTTGCAAGAGGCTATGGACAAGGTATGGGTGGCGGTGGCGCAGCCCAGAGCGGTGGTACTGGATACGGAACGCTACCAGGGTATGGGCCAGACAATTCGAGTCCTAGTGGACCGAATCCGTATGGTTATAACCCCGGTGATATTGGCGGAGCTGGCGCATTGGCAGGTGACTTTTGAGTTTACCAGTAGGAGCATTTGACGCACTCGCTGGGGCGGCATCCGCACCTCCGCAGAATCCCGAACCTGCCGTTGTTGCGCCCCCCGAAGAAACGCTTGCTAATCCTGCTCCATTTTCTCAGGCCGCAGCCGAGGGAGCAAATGACCTCGCAGAAAATAATCCCACACCGAATCGTCCTAGCTCATGGGCGCGCGCACTGATGGGCGGGGTAGTAGATGCCCTAGCGGGTGCAGGAGCAGGCGGCAAAGTACCTCCTGGTGCGGGAGCACTCTATGGGGCAGGAGCGGCAGCACGACAGATTCAAGGGAGACGTGACCAACAGCAACAGCAGGCCTTCGAGAACCAGCGCCAGATGCGGCAGATGTCCCGCGAGGAAGCTATCGCGCGCGCCACGATTGCCCACGAGAACGCAGCGACGGCCCACGATGAAGCCCTGACAGCTAATCTATCGCAGGAGAACCAAGCTAAGGCAATAGAAACAGGCAAGGCCGCGCTTGAGCCATATCTTTCCGCTGGCGCACCAATTCTAGCTCAAGGCATCACCAGCGATGAAGTAGCACAGCTTGTGAAGCAGAAGAAACTCGATCCCACGCAGCAGCACGGATTTCCTAGCGGGCAAATGCCAGTTCTTGGGCCAGACGGCATGCCGATAAAAGACAAACTCGGCAATCCTGTGATGCGGAATACCTACACGGTTGTAGGCGATGCCCCGCAGGTCACGCTTGATGAAAAGAATTCGCAACTCATCTCCGAGAACACGCCCTACAAGTTGCCGCCCGGATCGAAGATGTCCGGGATTGTCTATGGAACGCTTGTGCAGCGGGCGAAGTCAGCGCAGACCGCGCAAATGGTGATTGATGCCCAATTAGAGGAATCTGGTCTGCATAAGTCCGCTCTCGATGAATCCGTAGCCGCAAACAAAATGAAACCGGACTGGGGAGCAGCTCTGGCGAAAGCTAAGGGCGATGTCGCCGTAGCCATGACTGACAAGGCTCTGCTTGCTAAATATCCGAATGCTCAGGCGCTGGTGGCGAATCTCTACGGAGGGCAAAAGGAATTCGAGACGATACGTCATGACCAAGCCGAGGAAAAAGCTAAAGAGGTAGAGGAAGCACGCAAAGAACGGGAAGATGCACAGAAGAAACTGGCGCAACAGGATTACACCGGAGATCCAAACGCCACTGACCCTGTTTCCTTCCGTGCCAGTCTCGAACCTAATGCCCAAGCTGTTGTGGATTTGATCGGGCAAGGCCGAGCGCCATTGCACAACCCATCCTATTTGCTGGCTCGCAAACCTGAGATTATGGGAGCGGTCGAGAAGGCATATCCTGGATTCGATGCTTCCAAGGTCGAAAGCTATCAAAAGACCTATCAGGATTTCACTTCCGGGAAAACTAGTATCGCCCTGAATGCTGGCGGCACGGCGCTGGAGCATCTATCAGAATTACGCGCTCTGAATACACTCAAAAGCCGCATTCCAGGAACGGACGATTACGCGCGCTATCACAACAAGGTCAACACGGTTGCCCCGGAGCTCGCGCGTTTCTACGGGAACGACACGGATATAGGAATCAAGAGCCTAAAAGCTACCCTCGATTCCACACTATTCCCGCGTGATGCGGCCATCACAGAACAGGCCAAGTCAATGGGTGACAAGCTGGACAATTACGAGCAGCAATGGCAGAACGCGGCACCGAGCAAGGCGTATCAAGCTCCGATGCCTGTGATTTCCGATGCGGCCAAACAGGCGCGTGCGAAGCTCGATCCTGAATATGCCAGGAAATTTGCGCCTGGAGTTTCCGGCGCGATGCCAACGGCAACGGGTCCAAACGGACAGAAGATTCAATGGAATGGGACGGCATGGTTACCACTCAGACCACAATAGCGCCTCCGCCTCCGGGATTCACGCTCGATACTCCAATAAGCGGAAGTGTGCCCGCGCCCCCCAGTGGTTTCACGCTTGATTCAGCACCACAACCGCAGCCTGTTTCGCAGGGAACACCAATTAGGGACACATCTACGATTGGGCCGATTGCAAAAACCGATTGGTCAGGTTCAGCCCCGCTTTCTGATTTTGTGAACAAAAAACTAGAGGATTTAGAAGCGTTGCTGCCTGCAAACAGTAATGCTCAAAGTACCCTTGATGCTATTCGGCAGGCCATTCCTAGGCAGCACCCAGATGTTCCGAAGACAGCCGAGAATCCGGAAGGGATTCTTTACGCCCAGCCTCTCATGCCTCTTGGAGGTTTGGCGAAAGAAGGTGTATCCGAAGTTGTAGGCGAGGAAATAAATGCTGCCAAGTTAGCTCAAAAGGCCAAAGAAGCTAAGGCGACGAAAGAGGCAGGGGAAGCTGGAAATCAGTTGCTCAAAACCCGCCCAAGGGATTTCAGAAATGACGTGGTACCGGGCCGCGCGATTGCGACCGAGAATGTAGACCCTGACCTTGTGGAATCAGCGAATCATGCCCGAGTAGCCAAGGATACCGTAGCCGAGCGCCAGCACATGGAAGCGATTCAGAAGCATCTTGAAGATTCAATTGCGAACCTCAAGGAACAGCAGGTCACGTTGCTAAAACATCCATCTGGAGTGGACTTCGATCTTCGTCCAATCGTAGAAGATTCCTACAAAAAGGCTCTTGCTGAAGCGCAGAAAACAGGCAGCCCGGAAATCGTCAAAGCAGTCAATAAGGCCCACGAGGAAATGCTGAAGATTCCGAATGGGGATGGCGAGTTGATAGCGGATCGCTATCTGACCCAATCGGCGGATGAATCTTCCGAAGCCATGCAACAGACGAAGAAAGATTTTCAGGGCCGCAGTAATTACAACGCGACTGTAGGGAACAAACCTGATACTCCGCAACTCTATGCTAACAATCTTTGGAAAGACGTGGCCGCAAAAGTACGGCTCCAATTAGAGGATCAAGTTCCTGGCCTCGGAGATGTGAACATGCGGATTCGTGATGCGCGCGCGGCTGCCGACTTAGCTAAGAATCGAGTGAACACGTTACGTGGGATGCCGCCATTGCCATCTAAGATGGACAGGTTCTTAAAGGTTGCCAAACCTGCCGTGATTAAGGGGGCAGCCTATGCTGCCGGTGGTGGAGCAGTTTACGATTTGTACCGAAAGTTTTTGTCAGGAGAGTGAACATGAGAAAAGTTGTATTTCTGGCCTTCCTGGTTCTTTGTGGTTGGCCTGCACGCGCTTCGACACCATTGACGGCTTCCGATACCGGAGCTTGCACTACGGCGGGAGCGTGCCTTTCATTTCCGGTGCCTCAAAACGCAGCATCTGCGGGATTTCAATTGTCTGGAACCTTCAGCGCCACGCTCCAATTCGAAGGTTGCATCGATAACTGTGGGGCGGCGGCATCCTGGTTCGCAGTCAATGCTTTCCCGCTTAATTCTGCCACGGCGGTTACTTCGGCAACTGCGATTGGCGCATGGCGTGTCACCGCTTCGGGATTAACGAATATCAGAATACGTTGCTCGGCATTTACTAGCGGCACAGCGAATGCCAGCATCAGTTTTTCCCTTGGCGCTTCGGCTAATGGATTAGGGGGAAGCGGTGGGGGAGGATCAGGAACAGTAACCAACGTATCCGGCACAGCAAACCAGGTGGATGTGGCAACCGGAACCACAACACCCGTGATCTCGCTTGATTCCGCGATCACTCTCCCAGGTAGCTTGACTGCCCCTTCGGGCGGTTCGGTCACTTTCAGCGGTACAGGAACGGTCAACGCGAATCAGCTTCTCGGTGCCACGGTACCGACGATCGCTGCTTCTACTGGTTATCTATACGATAGTGCGGGCACGCTGTCCTTGTCCACGAGCGCATCAAACTTCACTACGGGTACCTTGCCGGTCGGCCAAATCCCCACCGCTATACCCATCGGGAGTATTGGCAGCGCGGGACTGAGTGGCACGGCTCCGATCTCTATTGCAGCAACTGGCGTCATCAGTGGCGGTGGATTGGGAACAGTGAATGGCGCGCTGAAAGGGAACGGGAGCGGCGTGATAACTCAGGCTGCTTGCGCCGACCTGTCAAACGCCGCCGCTTCTTGCTCCACCGATGCCACGAACGCTTCAAACATATCCTCGGGGACGCTCGCTGTTGGGAGACTCCCAACGGCTATTCCCATCGCCAATGTCGGCAGTTCGGGATTGAGCGGTACCGCGCCCATAACTATCTCCGCCGCGGGTGCCATTGCTTGTGCAACGTGCGCTACATCCTCCGGTGGCGGAACGGTCACTTGGGCAACACCTACAACTGGAACAGCAGCCTCCGTAGCGACATTCCCAGGTGGTGATCTGTTTCTCGGAGGGATCAACGCCCAGACCGGGACGAGCTACACCTTTGTCTCTGGGGACGAGAATAAGTTGGTCTCGACGAGCAACGCTAGTGCCGTTGCGGTCACCCTGCCGCAAGCTACGACCGCTGGATTCGGAGCAGGTGCGGTATTCCATTTCCGCAATCTCGGCGCAGGTACGGCGACAATCACGCCCACCACATCGACAATTGATGGCGTTGCTTCGTTAGCCTTCACAACTGGCCAGGGTGCGGACATCTATTCCGACGGCACCAACTACACGACGAACAAAGGAGCTGGTGGAGGTGGCGCGGTTAGTTCGGTGTTCACTCGCACCGGGGCCGTGGTTGCTGCGGCAAACGATTACACACTTGACCTAATCGGGAATCCAGCAGCGAATGCTTCGTTTACCTTTCCTAGCGGCAATACTCTGACTTTGGCAGGTACAGCTCCTGCGTCGTCATCTGGAGCGGGCACCACTGCAACCTCCGTGTTTGCCTTAACGCAGCCTACTGGCGGCGCAACGACAGGATCAGCGACCACGGCAGGAGCTGGCGCGCCGACAGCGCTCACTTGCGGTGGGGCAGGCGGCTCTGGTGCAGGTGGCACCAATGCTATTGGCGGTACCGGAGGGTCTTGTACCATTACAGCAGGAGCAGGTGGTGCCTCTAGTGGCACTGCGGTCAATCCCAACGGCGGAAACATCATTCTAGTTACGGGTGCAGCTGGCACCGGAGGCTCAGGAACCGCAGGCAACCAGGGCACCGTTCAGCTCGGCACGGCATCCACTAGCAGCCTGACTGACCTAGCGAACGTACGCAAAATCATTGGTGGTCAAGGCTCTACTGGCAATATCCAGATGCAGCCAAGTCAGGCTAATGGATTACTTACGTTACTAAATAGTAACGGCGCAGCAACCGAGTTCCAAATTCATATGGGCACAGGGGTCGTCCCGTTTATCGGAAGCGTTGCTACTGTGGGATTAGGGCTGCCAGCTGAGCGCTACAACACCGCTGCTACCTCGCAAACTGCCTCTCAAAGCGCTACTACGATGGTCACCAGCCGCAGCGTGGACACCAACTACGAGTTCAGCGCCTACGTGGCACAGTTGAACGTCGGCACCTCATGTAGCACGGCTGGGTCAGTAGGAGTCAACCTGATTTACACCGATCCGGTTAGCGGTACGGCCTACACGTTTGTTATCGACCCGGCTCAATCAGGAGGTTCGACGTTGGGAACTACGGTTCCACTGGCTACGTCCGGGATAGGAGTAGCGAACGTCGGGTCGTTCTATTTCCGGTTCCGGGCGAAGGCATCGACCGCAATTCAATACTCGACGACTTATACGGCCGGAACTGGCTGTTCTCCGGGGCAGGCGTATAACATCTACCCGGAACTTTTCGAGCACTAGGAGGAAGATACGATGAGGAGAATTGTTTTACTCTTGCTTTTCTTCGGTTCCTTTGTCGGTACCGCGCGCGGGCAGACTGGAACGATCAATCTAACTGTGACCTCTACGCCCACACCCATTACCGTAAATCAAGCGTGCAACTACGTAGTGATTCAGGAGAATTCCGCGAATCCCACGAATGCCTTTACCATCACGCTTCCCGGAGGATCGACGGGAATCAATTATCCTGCCGGTACGAAGTTCATTTTCACCGCGGCGGCTGGTGGATTCGTGGCGGGGCAGACGATTGGTTCGATTTCCATATCTACAGGTTCCGCCAGTTTTGTGGGGATCGAGAGCATCGCAGCACCAACAATACCGTCAGTTAAATCTAGCGGGGGAGGCGGAGGAGCGGGCAATCCGGCTTCCCCTGCTAATTGCGCCCAATTCAGCAATGCCACGGTCAGTGCTTTTGGCACTGCCCTAGTTGGAGGCATTTGTATCGGGGTGGATAGCATCTCTCCGCCTGCAACGATACTGACGATCCCGGTAAATCTCAATGTGACGGGCAATGGAATATCAGGGACCAAAGGTAATGTCAGTTACAAGCCTGGATTCAACGGTCCTACATTCGTTCAGAACGGCGGGCAGACTTACGCTGCACCGTGGGGCAACGACACGAACGATTGCCTAAGTTGGGGGTCGGCGTGCGCGACACTCTATCAAGCATCTCTTAATCTTCCCAGTGCGAACGCTTCAGCGACACCACCTAAATTCGGAACCGGAACAGTGTTTTTTGCCAACGGCACCGCGGCTCACCCGACAGCAACATGCGGTATTTGGATGATGTCCTCATCTGACCCAAACTTTTCTAGCCCTCCAGCCTGTTGGGCGCAACAGAATTCTGTTTCAGGTAGTCAATCGATTCAATATATCGGCGTCGGTTGCCAGCAATCGGGAGCCGTAGCCCAAGACGGTCAATGCGCCATCACTGGTGGCTCCAGAGCAGACAACAATCACCCGCTATTTTGGCTTCAGGCAGTAAATATATCCATCAAGAACGCTTATAACTCGACCGGGGCAATCGGCCTGCGCTTAGGGATTGACTCAAATGGGCTGAGAACTGGGGATGTCGGTGCCGCACTGCTAACTTTCATCAACTGCAATTGGGCAATCAATGCTACTTCCACGACTCTCGGTCCTCCGGTAGACATTGGCTCGAATGTATTCGAAGTGCTATTTCGTGACGGGATGATCTCAGCGAATGGCACAGGGACGGCAGGGGCAGATTCTAACCAGTCTGTAGTAGTCAATCCGAGCACTGGTGCAGGGTCGGGAACGATGACTTTCGAGCACGTCGGCTTGGTGAACGGCTCGATCAAGATTTATCCGGGCAGCAGCGGTGGAGGGACGTTTACATTTAGGGACATCGTGACCGAAGCAATCAGTCAGGGTCACGGAGCCATCTGGCTAACCAGTACAAGTTCTACGACCGCACCCAATGTAATCGACAATGTATTCGCGGCGGACGGAACAGGAGCGGCCTGCGAGATTGACGGCAATGGTCCGAGCGATGCCGTAGTGGTTTTGGGCGTGAATCAATCCTGCACTAATGGCCCTTCAACTCAACTAGGGCTATATGAAGCTGGGGCTGCCGTTCTTACCACCATCCCAAGCAAGCAACATATTTCCGGCGTGCTGCTAGGGCATCTCTACGGCCAACAGGATTCTTCGAGAAGGCAATTTTCTCCGACTGCGGTTCGTTACTCGAATCTTGCCCTCACCAATCCGGCTAGCTGGACTGGGACTGGAACGATTACCACGGGAATCACAGCCCCTGATGGAACGACGGGTGCGGCAACGATTAGCGGTGCTCTGGCAGTCAACGGAAAGTTCTACGATCAAACCGTTACCTACGCCGTTGGAGATTACATCATCGTTGGTGCCTGGGCACGTTCGCGCAACGGTTCGTGGCCAGGCACCAATGTCTTGCAGACGTTCACTGGAGCCAGCGGCTTTGTGCTCAGCGACATCAGTGGCTTCTCTTATGCTACGAATGGCGCTTCTATCGTCGGACTCATCCAAGGTGACTGTACGAACGGCAATCCGCCGTGCCAGTGGGACTGGTATAGCCACGCGTACAAGCTCTCGGCCATTGGGACGAATCCGGCTGAATGGATTTTCCAGGGTCTTGCCGACGCCACACACCCGACCGATTACTATGCCCCGGTTTATATCCACATCGCGGCGGGAACGAT